AGCATTTAGACCTGAATCTAGAATGAGAATTAACCTACCTATTATACTACATCACGCAGACCATATGGCATCACAAATGGAGTATGAAAGATGGAAGAACGATTCAAATACAACAATTAAACAATCAAAAAAGGTAGCACGTAAAGCATATAATACAAAATCTATTAGTAATGCTAACGAATCAGCTAAAGATTTATTTAAAGATTTATTTGGAGATAAAACATGATATTAAGTATTATATTAGGTATTGCATTAGGAGTATGTATATTTGTTATTATAAATCTTTTACGTAAAACAGAAAAGATGGATGATGAATTAACAAACGCATCTTTACAAATAGAAGATATGGTAGCTAGAATAATAGTAGTAAAGAAAAAGATGAACGACATAGACAGTAAGGGGTGGTTTGAAAAAGATGATGAAACAGGAACAGTATTTAAAGGTATTGATAATTTAATTACACAAGTATATAGAGAATGGGATGTACAAGGAGATAGTGACAAAAATGAAAAGTAAAATAAGTCCTGTTCAAGCGTTCTATGAACAAATAGATCATAATAAATTACAAGCTGCTTTAAGTTCGAGTTTAGACACAAAACCTAAACGAGGAAGACCACGTAAAAGTAAGTTATACTTTACAGTAGATACAGAAGATGCAATAGTTGCATATAATAATGAACCTAGTTATGATTTACGTAATAGAGTATTTAATGATTATATACATAAACCATTATTAAAGATGTGCGAAAATTTAGTACATAGATTTAAATTTTACCATTTTGATGCTACAACCAGAGAGGTACAATATGAAGTTATAGCATTCTTATTAGAGAAATTAGATAAGTATTCAAAAGAAAAAGGAAAAGCTTTTTCATACTTTAGTATAGTGGCAAAAAATTATCTAATACAAAATAATTATAAACACTATAATCACAAAAAAGGTAAAGCACCTGTTCTTACAATAGACACACAAAGAGATGTAACTAACGAAGTAGTTAGAAAAGAAAAACAAGAAGAAATACAAGATTTTTACAAGCTATTTATAGAATACTGTACAGATAATATACATAAGATAATAAGATATAAACGAGATATACCTATTGCATATGCTGTATTAGAAATATTTAAAAATTGTGAAAATATAGAGACATACAATAAAAAAGCACTATATATAATGGTTCGTGAAATGGTCAATGTTAAAACACAATACATCACACGTGTCGTTAATATTTTAAAAGCAGAGTATAAGAGACTCTTTAAAATATATGAAGAAAGGTAAATAAAAATAGTATACAGTGATATGTATTATTGTGTATAAATAAGTTATAGTAATCAAGGTTAAATAGGTTATAAGAAATAGTGAGAGCAAGCACTAATTAAAAAGAGGGAAATTTTATGAGAAAATTAATTTTAACATTATGTTTGGTGTGCGGTATATTCGCATCTCAAGCGCAAACCAAAGGTGATTGGTACGTTGGAACAGGAGACATTACAAACGTCGCTTGGACTGATTGGGCTGTTTCACCAACAATAGGATTCGGCTTAACTGATAATTTAGTTTTAGGCTGCTCTGTATCTCAAACTGATTCGTCAGCAGATATAGATATTGATTTTAATGCAAGGTATTTTATGAACGGATATTTTGCTTACTTGGCAACAGACGGTTTAGATTTTGATAGCATGACTATCGGATTAGGTAAATTATTTACCTTAAGGAACAACATTTTTGTTGACCCTAAACTCGTTTATAATACAGGAGAAGGAACCACAAACCTAACATTAGGTTTCGGTTTCAAATTCTAATTATTAATCGCTGTGCTCTCATAGGCAATTTTGCTGCAAAACAATTATAAAAAATAAGGAGAAGATTATATGGATTCAGTATTTAAGTACGTAAATGGATTTGTAAAGGGACTGGGAACAGTATTCTTTGGACTAATTCCATTAGCAATCTTATGGTTTGTATTGACTGGAACTAGTGTTCTAGGATTTGATGTAGTTGCAAATCTAACAAGTCTTTTAACTTCACTAGCTAATGGTGGATTTATTGGATTAGTTGTATTAGTTATACTAGCTTCATTTTTTACAGAGAAGAAATAGTAATCTACTGTAAATAATAGCTAAAAAGCGCCTTTAACCGGGCGCTTTTTTATTTTCGTATATTTATATATACAAGAGTATATTATGGTAGATAAAAAAGAAATATTTGAAGGTAAAACATTTGAAAGCTTATTGAAGGATATATATAATAATTCAAAACGTAAAGAAACACAAATACAAATATTAATAACAGAATTAAAACCTATGATTAAGAATATAGGGGATGCAGTAATAATTGTACCACTAATTAAAGATTATATGGAAATAGCTGTTAAGAATGATGAAGCATTAATTAAAATGGCTGCAATAGTTCAAAAAGCACAAAATCGTGGTGGTGATGGTGAAAATATACTACTAACAGAAGATGAAAAGAAACAATTAATAGATCAAGTACAGAAAGTGGGAATAGAAAATGGGTAAATTTCTAGATGACGAAGTTAAAATAGAATTACAATCTTCACGAGGAAAAAAGTATAGAAGTAATAGACCAATAACTGCAAATACAGCATTTGGAAATGTTGTAAAGGTAATTTATGATCAACACAAACGTAGCATAGGAGCAATCAATGTAAATGTTAAAACAGAAAATCAAGATGTATTAAATGTTACAATGGGCCCTCTATCACCACATATGTATACAGTACCCTTACCTAATGAAAAGGTAAGTTGTATTAGAGATCCAAGACGTGGAAACACATGGTATTATACAGGAATTGCAAGTGATGGTCCACAAATTAATATAATACCTATAGCAGATAGTGTGACATGGACAGCAGATGAATCACAACCATACTTTGGTGAAACATTTAAACCATATCCAAATTCATCACGAGCTATTGATACACTGGAAGGAGATGTAGTGATACAAGGTAGATTTGGTTCAAGTTTACGAATGTCAGGTACAAATAATGCAGCAAAAGTACCGTGGAGATATAGTAAAAATAAAGCACAGACTCCTATAACAATATTACGAACAGGATGGGTACCTATTGAAGATATGTTGTATGATGCATCATCATTATGGTTAACAACAGATCAACACGTACCTGTACCATTGAAGAGTGACTTACCTTCTGATTTGCAGTCAACAAAAGATAAATTTGACCACTCACAGTGTATATTATATAGTGATAGAATAGTATTAGGAACAAGGTTAGAACATATAATTTTAAATAGTGCCGAAAATATACATTTATGTACAAGTAAATGGAGACATGACGTAGACATTGTATTAGATCTTATGGAAGAACTAATTACAACAATTACAGATATAACTAAAGAATTAATAAATACAAATTTTTATTGTCAATGGCAAACAATGATAATTCCAGCAATAGGTCAGACAGCGTTGTCTACAAGAACTGCTGATTTTGCAAATGTACAAGGTAACACATTAAATTTACAAACCCAATTAAGTAATTTGGGAACTAAATTAGAACAGTTAAAACAAAAATAAGCATAAATAAAAATATGTGATATTTATTATATATACTATACCTAGGAGATTTATAATGAAAGTAAACAAATTAGCACAAGTTATTAGAAAGATTGTACGAGAAGAAGTACAAAAAGAGGTACGTAATATACTTGCAGAACAAACAACACAATTACAAAATCATGTACCAAACAAAAAATCTGTAAAACTTCAATCAAATAAAACACAGTATACAGATAATACAATATTAAATGAAGCTTTAAACGCAACAGAAACTGCAGAATATCCAACTATGAAAACGTTTAATTCTACCGACGCAAAAGCAGGATTTGCAGCAATGCAAGGTGGAGCAAATCAACCACCCATTCAACAAGACGTAAACGGAAGACCAGTCGATATAAAAAAATTAGATGGAGGGTTGGATAAAGCTTTGACCAGAGATTATACAGATTTAGTTAAGAGATTTAAAAAATAATGGCAAGATTAGTACCAAAAATATACCCAGCAGATTATGATGAAGCTACAGCTATTGGATTAACATTTCCATTAACTGTTGGAAATGCATTACAAAATTTTACAACAACAAAACAAGTACATGATAATTTGCGAAATCTAATACTGACAATACCAGGTGAAAGAGTTTATTACCCAACATTTGGTAGTGGATTACATCATGTACTATTTGAAACTGCAGCTGAAGAAGATATGGAAATAGCAGCTGAATCTGCAATAGAAGATGCAGTAGAAGAATGGATGCCGTTTGTAACATTAACAACTGTTAAAGCTGAATTTAGACCCGATGAACAATTAATAATTATAAAAATTGAATATAGAATTAACGGGTGGGCAGCTGAAAACGTATTAAATTTAGAGGTGAATATATAAAATGGCACAGCAATATAATAAAAAAAATAGAGATATAAAATACACCCATAGAGATTTTTCTGGACTAAAAAATAATTTAATAGAATATGCAAGAAATTATTTTCCATCTACAGTAACAGATTTTTCAGAAGCATCTCCTTCCACAATGTTCTTAGATATGGCAGCATATGTAGGTGATGTTCTTTCATATTATACAGATTATTCAATGAAAGAAACTATGCTACATAGAGCACAAGAACAAAAAAATATATTTTCTATAGCTCAAAGTTTTGGTTATAAACCAAGATTATCAACACCAAGTACAGTAAATATATTAGTATATGCTATAATACCTGCAACAGGTACTGGAGCAGACGTTAAACCAGATTGGGATTATGCTCCATACATAGAAAAAGGTATGATTTTGAAATCAAATCAAAATATTAAATTTTCAACTATAAATGGTGTTGACTTCACTACATCAGGTTCATATAATCCAACACAGGTATCAGTTCACGCATCGAACACCACAACAGGATTACCTGAAAGTTATTTATGTACAAAGAAAGTTTCAGCTATAAGTGGTGAATTAAGAAGCCAACAAATTGAAGTAGGTAGTCCAGATCCATATGCAACATTTACATTAAATGATAATAACATACAGAGTGTTGAAAGAGTAACAGATTCAGATGGAAATACGTGGACTGAAGTACCCTTTTTAGCTCAAGAAACAGTATTTGATGAATCAGTAAACAATATA